TTGAAGAACGTGTGGCTCTGGATCGCAATTTGCGCCCCACCAAGTGGATGGCCAAAAACGTATGGGTGCGCGGTGTTATCGACATTGGCGTGGTTGGTTCGGAGCGGGCGTACCTGCTCGACTGGAAAACCGGAAAACGCAAGCCGGACTCAGACCAGCTAAAGTTATTCGCGGCATTGGCCTTCGCCATGTACCCATGGGTCGACAGCGTAGTGACCGGTTTCATCTGGCTCAAGTCCGGCGAGTTCGACAAAGAGGTGTTCACGCGTGACCAGCTGACAGAAATCTGGGGCGAGTTTCACCCTCGCCTAAATCGACTTGCTAACGCGTATGCAGAAGACAAGTGGGCGAAGCGTCCGAGCGGGCTGTGCCGTAACTGGTGCCCGGTAGGTCAGAAATTGTGCGAATTTTGCGGACAGTGAGGATGTATGTGCCGTTTCGAAAGCGACGATATACGGTCAATGAGCGACAAAGAATTGGTCGAACACGTGACCAGACAGGAGAGTGTTACACCTCTGGAAAACGAGCTGAAACACCGGCTTGAGCATTACGTGGAAATCTACGGAGAACCTGAACAGTGGGAATGACACCAGAGGGCAAAGTAAAAAAGGCCATAAAAGAATACCTCAAGTCCATCGGGGCGTGGTACTATATGCCCGTGTCTAACGGTATGGGTAGAGTTGGGTGTCCGGACATTCTTGTCTGTTGGGAAGGTCGCTTTATCGCAATCGAAACCAAAGCTCCGGGTAAACGCAAAAACACAACTCCAAACCAAGACCGAGAGATAGACGCGATCAATAGTGCTAACGGGTTGGCACTTGTCGTGGATGATGTGGAGCAGGTTAAGACTGCCTTCTCCCTCATAGAGCAAGGAGAAGAATATGTCGAAATCCTCCAAAAATGAGTTGGCGACTAAGGCGAAGTACAACAGACGCCCTGACGTCCAAGCCAAGCGCGTGGCCAACAACAAGGCGAGGCGCGAAGCCATCGCTGATGGCCGTGCAAAAAAGGGCGACGGCAAAGACGTACACCACGTCAAGCCTCTGGATAAGGGCGGCAGCACCGCAAAATCCAACACCAAGGTCGTCAGCCAGAAGACCAATCGCGGTTGGCGCAAAGACCACCCCGGCATGTACACGAAAGGAAAGACATAATGTCCAAGGAAAAAGACCCGCGACTCGCTCGCGCTGGCGTCGATGGTTATAACAAGCCTAGACGCACACCGAACCATCCGACAAAATCCCACATCGTGGTCGCCAAAGCAGGCAGCCAAGTGAAGACGATCCGGTTCGGAGAACAGGGTGCCACGACTGCCGGGAAGCCAAAAGCTGGCGAGTCCGAGGCTATGAAAAAGAAACGAGACAGTTTCAAAGCACGCCACAGCAAGAACATCTCGAAGGGCAAGATGAGCGCGGCGTACTGGGCCGACAAAGTTAAGTGGTGAGGTGTAGAATGTCCAACGAAGAAGAACGAGTGTGGCGATACCTGCTGAACAACCGGCAGGCCGACGCGAAAGACGTAGCCCTGAACTGCGATGTCAGCGAGTTTTACGCACAACGACTCATCAACCGCATAAGCTCTGAAAACTGGCGCAAACCTGCTAACGTGTGGCCACATAATGCGCAGCAGGATGAAGGTCGCAAAGACGACCAAGACAAGCCCCGCATGGACTTGCTACCGCCAGAGATGCTGGACGCTGTGGCTATGGTTCTTACTTTCGGCGCGGGAAAATATGGTGAGCGCAACTGGGAAAAGGGGATGGCGTGGGGCCGACCCTACGCTGCACTATTGCGCCACATGAACGCGTGGTGGGCTGGCGAAGATAAAGACCCGGAAACTGGGATGTCCCACCTGTGGCACGCTGGGTGCTGCATAGCGTTCCTGATCGCCTTCGAGTGTCGCGGTAGCGGCACAGATGACCGTAAAAAACTTGGAGTGTTTAGCGATGCTGGTGTGGCCCCAGAAAAAAGCTCTGATACTGAAATCGCGTAGCCCCGACCGCATACTGAACACGATCCCGACAGCAAAGACATTCACAGTCAAAGGCACTCCATATGTAGCTGTGCCTCACAAGCCTGACGAGACCCGTGTTCTCCGCGCGATGGGTTACGAAGCCCCTGCCCCGATCCGACACCTGTATGATTGGCCGGGTAGGTACAAACCGTTTGTGGCACAACGAGAAGCCGCTGCTTTCCTGTCGATGTATCCGAGAGCGTTCAACCTGTCAGAACTTGGCACAGGCAAGTCGCTGGCGTCTCTTTGGGCATACGACTACCTCAAAAAGATCGGTAGGGTGAACAAAGCCCTCATCATCTCACCACTATCCACACTGGAGCGCACATGGGCTGATGAGGTTTTCCAGCACTTTCCACATCTGGAGTGTGCTGTTCTCCACGGCTCTAAAGACAAACGGATCAAGCTGCTCAAACAGGATGTAGACATCTACATCATCAACCATGATGGTGTGAAGATCATCGAGCCGCATCTGAAAGATCGACCAGACATTGATCTGGTTATCATTGACGAGATCGCACAAGCCGCGCGTAACGCCAGTACCGACCGCTGGAAGGCTATAAATCGCGTGGTTAACCGGCACGATATACGCCGAGCGTGCTGGGGTATGACGGGTACTCCGACACCCAACGCTCCTACAGACGCATGGGCGCAGTGCCGCTTGGTTGTTCCCGATAAGGTGCCGCCGTACTTCAACCGCTTCAAACACCAAGTAATGAAGCAGATGTCCCAGTTCGTGTGGGTGCCCAAGAAGGAAGCCACGCAGGTCGTCAACGAGGTGATGCAGCCAGCCGTGCGGTTCACCAGAGACGAGTGCTTGGACCTGCCACCGCTCATGTTTGAGACGCGTAGTGTTGGTCTGACGAAGGAGCAGGACAAAGCGTACAAAGAGATGGTGTCCCGGCTCAGGGCTGAAGCCGACCAAGGCGAGATCACGGCAGTCAACGAGGCTGTTAAGATGGCCAAACTGGTGCAGATCGCCTGTGGTGTGGTGTACGCCAACGACGGCTCAGAAGTCACGATACCGGCCAGCCCTCGCATCGACGAGGTGCGCAACATCGTCAGTACCGCTGAGGGTAAGGTTATCGTGTTTGTACCGTTCGTGTCCTCGGTCAACATGGTTGCCAAGGAACTCAGTAAGAATTTCACCGTCGAGATTATCCACGGTGGGGTTAAGAAAGACGAGCGCGACCGCATCTTCGGCGCGTTTCAGAAAAGCAAAAGCCCGAGGGTTTTAGTGGCCCAACCGGCTGCCATGTCCCACGGCCTCACACTTACGGCGGCGTCCACGATAGTCTGGTACTCGTGCGTGACGTCAAACGAAGTCTTCGAACAAGCCAACGGGCGTATCAACCGCCCCGGCCAGAAGATGAACAACTTTATCATCATGCTCGAAGGCACACCCGTGGAGCAGCGCATCTACAAACGACTGCAAAACAAGCAGAAGATGCAGGGCGCTCTGTTGGATGAAGTTAAAGCGGGACGGTCAGCTGTGATCGCTTGACGTTAGCACATCTGTGCACTAACGTGCTAACACATAAACACATATGGAGTAAAAAATGAACCTCCTTAAACCAGAGGAAGTGGCCTCCAAATTGGGGATCACCAAGACTTCGCTGCCCAACCTGCGACGGCGTGAGGCGACTTTTCCGAAGCCTATTCGGGTGTCGCAGCGCGTTCTTCGGTGGAACGAAGAAGAGATTGACCAGTGGTTGACCAAAAGAAAGGAACCAGAAAATGCCAAAAATAACTGACGTCGATGACGTCACCCTCTTAAAATTCTTCATCGCGTTGCGAGACCGCCGTGCAGAACGGAAGGCCGCTTACCAAGCCGATGATGAAGACGACCGTAACAAGCAGGACAAGATCGAGATTGAGTTCCTGCGCCGGTTTAACGAACGTGGCATCGACAACGTGTCTGCCCGTGGTGTAGGCACCGCCTACAAATCCACTCGTTCCTCGGCCACTGTGGCTGACTGGGACGGTCTCTTGGGTCACATTCAAGAGAATGATGCTTGGGAATTGCTGGAGCGACGCGTCAACAAGACCGCTGTAGAGCAGTTCAAAGCTGTTAACGACGACCTGCCTCCCGGTGTAAATTGGGCAGAGACTCAGGTTGTTAACTTTCGCCGCAAATAAAGGACATAGAAATGTCGAATGATATGATCGCCATCAAGGCGTCTTCGCTGCCAGCTCACCTCCGCAAGAAAGACAAAGTTGAGAACCCGTTTGCCGCCGCAGTCAGCAGCGGTGGGTTCCCGCTGATCTCGATCAAGGGCAAAGTCTTCCACGTTGTGCGTGGAGATGAACGCACACTGGTCACAAAGCCGAACGACGAAGACGAAGCAGCCGGTTCGTTGGAAGTCGTTATCCTCGCAACAAACCCAAACAAGTCAAAGGTGTACTACGCCCACGGCTACGAGGAAGGCAGTTCGGCCAAGCCCGAGTGCTACTCCAACGACGGCATCCAGCCAGCCGCAGACGCCGAAGACCCGCAGTCCAACAAGTGCGCTACGTGCCCACATAACCAGTGGGGTTCTCGCATCACGGATAATGGGTCCAAGGGTAAGGCTTGCGCCGACTCCATGCGACTGGCTGTGGCTCCTGCGGGTCAGCTCAACGACCCGATGTTGCTGCGTGTCCCTGCCGCGTCTCTGAAAGTTCTCGGTTCCTACGGTTCGCAACTGGCCAAACGTGGTGTTGCTCCGGAGCATGTCGTGACCAAGATTAGCTTCGACTACAACGTGGCTCACCCGTCCCTGCTGTTCAAAGCTGTCCGGTTTATCGACGAAGATCAACTCGCGGAGATCGAGCAAGTTCTTCAGGATGAAGAAGAAATGATCGGCAACATCACCGGCGTTTCGGGTGGAACCATGAGCGAGAGCGAAGTGGAAGGTGACATCGCTGGCACCCCGCCGAAGCGCTCCAAAGCACTGAAAGAGGCAGAGGATGAGGCCGAGGCCAAGCCGAAGAAAGCCAAGGTTCGTGTTGAGGATGAAGACGAGGACGAAGGCGAAGAAGAAAAGCCCAAGACCGCGCCAAAGAAATCCGCTAAAAAGCCGGAACCTAAGCAAGAACCGGAAGGCGAAACAGAGTCGGTTGATGACTACGACACCATCGACGAGGCGCTGGATAACTTAGACTTCGACGACTGATGATCCATGGGGGCGGGTCAGTCTAGGTCTGCCCCCAAACCTGCTAACACGTAAACACTATGGTGGATCATGGACACAAAGTCATTTTTAGACCACGTAATGCCGACGACAGGACTTCGTGTCTTGGGCTTTCCGCGAGTTTATCCGAATGGCAAGAAAGGTTTTAAGCACCGCAGCTACGAAACCAACGAGGAAGCAACCAAGGCTGCTCTCAAACTAGACCACCAAGGCGAGACTGTGTATTTCGCCGTACATGGGTTCGGTGATTGGTACAAAGACCCAAAGAGCGGAAACCTAAAAATACGGAAGGCCGACAACGTAGTGGCCTGTAGGTCGCTCATCGACGACTACGACGTATCCCCAGACAAGAACGCCAAGGCGCGGGCGGAAGGAAAACCGGAGCCGTGCTACGAAACCAAGAAAGACGCGTTCGATGATCTGGTTCGGTTTGCCAAAGAGCTTCGTCTGACACCAACAATCGTCTCATCCGGTGGCGGCTATCACACATATATCACGCTGGACGAAGACATTAGCGCAGACGACTGGGTAGAACTCTCGCGCATGAAGCGGGACATACTTCGCCATCTGAAGATTAAGTTCGACCCCATGGTGGATAAAGACCCGGCTCGAATACTGCGACCTGTCGGAACACATAACTACAAGTACGATGAACCGGTTGAGGTGACAGCCCTCAAACTTGGAAAGGTCTACCCGGTAGAGACAGTCCGCCAGCGCCTCCAAGATTACACGAAAGAGCACGGCGTAGAGCCGTCGATGGAGCGTAGCTACGCAACGAACAACAAGGCCGATAACCCTTTTGCTGCGGCGCTGGGAGACTTCCCACCGTCTGACCCACACAAAGTTGCGGAGCGTTGCGCTGCTGTTCGGGCAATGCGAGACGAAGGTGGCGATATACCAGAGCCACATTGGTGGGCAGCCATAGGCGTTCTCCGGTTCTGCGAAGGTGGTGAGGAAATTATCCACGAGTGGAGCAGCGGCTACGACGGCTACAGCTACGAAGAAACTCAGACAAAGATCGACACTTGGGAAGTGGGATCAACGTCTTGCGAAAAGATGGACGATGTTATCGGGTGTAAGGCGGACTGCCCGTTTGCCGACAAATGTAAATACCCGGTGCAGCTTGGGTACACCGAGGAAGCAGAGTCGGTCTCCACGGAAACCAAGCCTTCCAAACCCCCGTTCGGTGGCGGTGAAGACGACGATACGACTACAAGCAACGAGCCGCCAAAACACAAGGCTGTAACCATCGAAGGCCAGTTAATACCCTACTGGCCCACCACAGGCTACCGCTGGAACGGCGTTAACCTATCCAAAGCCTTTGTCGATGAAGAAGGTCTAATCCACTGGACACCGTTCTGTAAGGCGTTCGCCTACCCTGTCAATCGCATCAGGGACAGCGAGGGCAAGTGGGTCATTCACTGGCGTGCCAAGGAAAGGAACGGTGACTGGCGCGAGTTCTTCATGCCGACAGCCGAGCTGGCTTCAACAGACATGATGGCAAAAACCCTAGCCGCCAACGAGGTCTTTCTTGCCCGCACAAAAAACGCGAGAGGTGCCATGGCTGAGTTCACTGAAACACTTATCCAAACGCTGCAAGAGTGGCGCGTCGAAACCAAGACATACAAACAACTTGGCTGGACCGAAGACAAAACCGGCTTCGTTCTAGGCAACACGATCATCACGGAAAAGGGCGAAGAACCCGTGCTGTGCGACGACAACATGCCGTCCGATATAGCCGGGGACTTCGGAACGTCTGGGACACTGGACGAGTGGATTGACAACATCGACGTGCTCTACAACCGACCCGGAGCCGAGCCGTTTCAGTTCGCGCTGTGCCACTCCATGGGATCGGCACTGGTGGACTTTTTCGAGTCATCTAACTGGCACGGCATACCGCTGGCGTTCACGGGGCACGGCGGTACAGGTAAGTCTACCGCATCCAAGATCGCCTGTGGCTTCTATGGCAGACCGAAACTCATGGAGCGTCAGACAGGAGAACAGGGTTCGACACTTGGTGCAGCAATCAAGCGGCTCTCTGTTATGGGTTCTATACCCATGCTGTTGGACGAGTTCTCGGGCCGATCAGCGGACGAGCTGACGCGCACAGGCTACGCACTGGCCAACGGTAGAGACAAAGAGCGTCTGAAAAACACGGGCGGCTTCTCCACCATGGGTGACGAGTGGTACAAAAACAGCTTCATTACCTCCAACGATGGTATCCACGAGACGATCTCCAAACTACCGGCAGGGTACAAGGTGGAAGCTACCCAGCTTCGCTTCTTCGAAGTTCAGTTGCCGAAGGACTACCGGACCAGTGTTTTCCCGGACATCTCCCAGAGTTTCATCGAACACCACATGGATCATGTGTACGGCCATGCCTGCCGCCCGTTCATTCGGTTCCTGATTAAAAACCAGAAGTGGGTGAAGCGGCAGATCGTGGCTGCACGGGACAAGTTCAACCCGAAGTCTGCGGACGACAACAAGGAACGCTTCTACCGTGACGCCATCGTGACAGCCCTCGTGGCTGGTAAAATCGCGGAACGTCTTGGCCTCATAAAGTTTGATGTGAACGCCATGAAGAAGTGGGCGCTGAACCACGTGGTGTCGATGCGAGACAGCCGCAAAGAGAACAACATAAGCACCGCTGAGCACCTGTCCAAAATGATCTCGTCGCTCAACGGACGACTCATCGTCACCAAGCACGTGAATGACGGTCGCAGCAGCGTGCAGGAAATGCCGCTTGCCCAGATCAGAGGGCCGGTAGTCGGGCGCGTCTGCACCGAAGATAAGGTCGTCTACTTGGCATCGGCAGCGATCACAGAATACTGCAAGGATAACGGCATACAGCCGTCTGCCATCCGAGAAGAAATGGATCGCGCCAACCTGCTGGTGCCTTTCCCTAACGGTAAGCTACACCACACGGTCAGACTTGGTGCCGGAACGACAGAAGCCAGCACAGTATGCCGCGCCTACCAGCTCAACTACGACCTGCTCTACTACGGCAAGTCTCTCAAGCTAGCGGTCAACAACCAACAAACCAAAACAAACTAGGAGAACTAAATGCACGTTATGGTGGACTTAGAGACTATGGGTAATCGACCCAACGCGCCGATTGTTGCTATCGGTGCGGTCTCCTTTGACAAGAACGGCGTGGTGGATGGGTTCTACGAAACCACACCACTCCAAGAAGCGATAGACGCCGGTGCGGTGATGGACCCAGACACAGTGTTGTGGTGGCTCAAACAAGACGAAGCCGCTCGCATGGAGTTGACCAAACCCGCTAGCTCATCGCTGTCTGCTGCACTGGATCGGTTCGCCGTGTTCGTTGCGGACTTTGGAACAGACGGAGTTTGGGGCAACGGTGCCAGCTTCGACAACGTGATCCTACACGAAACCTACCGCCGTATGGGTCGGCAGTCTCCTTGGCCCTTCTGGAAAGACCGCTGCTATCGCACCGTCAAAAATATGTTTCCTGAAATCGAAATGAAGCGCGAGGGAACACACCACAACGCACTCGACGATGCCAAATCTCAGGCCATCCACCTTCTGGAAATCGACGACACTTGGGGGTTCCTGTGACAAACCCTCTGGACACAACCCGACTAAAAGACTGGGCTATGGGCATGGCTGAGCATGTTTCTCTGTTGAGCAAAGACCCGAGCACCAAAGTTGGCGCGGTGATCTTTGATGAGCGCCGCCGCCTAGTATCCGCAGGGTACAACGGGTTCGCCAGAGGCGTGGCTGACAGCCAAACAAGATTGCACGACCGTGAGACCAAGTACAAACTGACGCTTCACGCGGAGAAGAACGCAATCATGTTTGCTACGGCACCACTCTACGGCTGCACACTCGTTGTCACTCACCCCTGCTGCTCGCAGTGTGCCGCTCTGGTTATCCAGTCTGGCATCAGCCATGTTGTCTGGAAAGCGCCTGTAGCGTCATTCAGAGAGCGTTGGGCTGCTGACCTCAAGCTAACGCGTGAGCAGTTCAAGGAAGCCTGCGTGGCAGTTGAGGAGCTTGGATGACCCCAAACCACAAAAAGCCGATGCACATTAAACGAAATCGGCTCAACCCGTTCAGCAAGAAAACCAGACTAGGACTAGCTGTAAAATCCTACGAAGCCCAGAACGACAAGAAGTCTGTGACGCTTGCAAACCCACCTTGGGTGTCAAAGACGAAGGCCGGAGACAGCATCCATTAGGTGTCCCGGTGCAAGATGGGCGTACTGCTCTGTTACAGCTATTGAACTGTGGCCCGCCAGAGTTTGAACTGTTCGCAGCGGTACGCCCTGCATTACTAAATGACTTATGAATGTGTGGCGAAGCTCGTGTATTGTACCGTCTACACCAGCGCCCTCACAAGCTGCTTTGAAACGCACGTGCATAGTAGAAGCAGACATCTTGGGTAAGACACTACCGGTCTGCCCAAAAGCCCGCAGAGACACCAAGGCTCTCTCACATCCGGGCGAAATCGGTACATCCCTCCACCTTCTGTTTTTGGTACTGTGCTGCGCTGTCGATAATACTCGAACGGCGTTCGGGAGCACGTTGCTCCACTGCAAAGCTCTGGCTTCGCCGGACCTAAGACCTGTGTTCGCCAAGAACCTCCAGACCGCTGCGTACTTTGGATCGGCTGCGTAAATCTGTTCTAACTGCTCAGATGTGAAGAACTTGCGCGGGTTGGCCTCCATGATCTGAAGCGGCTTTACTCCACGTATCGGACTAACCGGGATAACACCCCAGTCAACGGCCTTGTTCACGGCTGCTTTCAGTATTTTCAATTCTAAATTTACAGTGGCTCGTCGCCGCTGCCGCCCAGTCCTCTCGGATATTTCTTTGGCTCTGCCGTGCTTCCAGCGATCCACCAAGTGCGGGTCCAAGCTGGCCAAGCGGTGTTTGCCAAACTCCGGAATGAAAACCCTGTCGAACAGGCTGCGGCGCTTTTTGAACAAGCTGGGGTTCTCCCCCTCGTACCACGACAGGTAATCCTCCACAAACTCCCCGAACGTACAGTTGGCTCTGGCCACAGTCACGCCGCCGGTGTGTAACTCCAGCTCTTTGGCTGCCTTGGCAGTCAGGGCTGCTTTTTTGTCCGAGGTGCGCAACGACTCATACTTCGGCACACCTTCTTCGTACCACTTAATCCAGTAGGTTTTCCCGCGCTTGTAGATGGTCGCCACAACATTCTCCGACTGTCACTAATTGTAACTGTACGCAGATGCTCAGGTTCGTTCAAGTCCGTTCATACAAACACGTAAGCATGTGTTGGCGCGTTAAGTTATTGTTTTTCCAGCATTACTGGAAACGCTACTTTTTGCACATGCTTACTCACGGTATCCTCTTTACCCGTTACAAATCAATAACTTACGATGTCGCTGTAACTGTTTTTGTAACCGTAAAAAAGCCCGACACAGAGGGGAGGACTCCATGTCGGGCCAGTGCGGGGTGCCAGCCCCCTTCGGCGGGTCGGGAGAACAACAACCGCCGTTTCTTAATACCCCATCATATCCTGAACGCGGCGCTCGCTCGTCACTTGGCGTCGTGGCGCTCGCATAAGGTTGGTCACTGGTTGCCTACGCAACGCGGACGGAGCGTTGTTGAAGAACGGGCGAACCCGATCTTTGGCTTTCTGGAGGCCTCTCCACTCCTGCCGCAACTCAGCCATCTTTTCGCGGTCGCGGCTTCTGTTGGCTTGGACGTACTCACGGTTAAGCCTGCCGGTCTCTTTGGAGAACCACTGCTCCAACTCGTACTGCTGCCC